TGTGCTAAAGTACATCTGTGGTCTTTCACCATCTGTAACTGGTTCATAAGAATGTATCCTAACCATATAATCGGAATAAGTAGTTGTAATAAGTGTACTATTCCAAATTACACTAGCAGTTGCAGAAGATATGGTGGTTGTATTAAGAAGAACCATTGCAGTACCAGTTACAGTTCCAGTAAAATTAACTGCACCACTTGTACTAATCGCAATGTCACTCGCTAAATCATCACCAGTAACTGTACCATCAATTATCTCTGACGTTGAAACTACATTCTGTGTAACCTTTGTTCCTACATATCCCATGTTATCTCCTATGCACTAATTGTATCAACAACACTAACCATAGCATCAACTGAATTAGAAGCGCTTGCTATGGCATATAAAACATCACCACTTGCCAAAACAATCTTAGATCCTGAGTCAATTAACTCCAAACTAGATCCGCTTGGAATGGGTGCATTTTTAATCAAGTAGTAATCTGTTGAACTTTTTCTGACATAAACATCTACATTCACCGTAGATGTTGAAATGTTTGCCAGCCGAATACTAATTAAAGCATCGTAATTTCCGCCAGTCCACAGCAATGAATTTGTATCGTTGTGCGATGTTGGCAGATCATCATTAAAATTATTTCGAAAATCTTGTGCCATTTTTTTCTCCTATTATAAACAAATTGCCATTGCTATGGCGAAACCCTGGGATGCCCCAGTACCTTGCGCATAAGTTTTAATTCTTGATGCTGCAACTTTTCTATTGGTGCCGCCTGCGCCATCATCAATTATAAATAAATCGGCATCTACAATATCAGCACCAATATCTGTAGCGCCATCAATATCTAATGCCGCCACACTTACTTTATTAGCTGTTGAAATAGTTGCCAGCTTAGTGTCTGCTATTGCAGCGCTAGATGCTACGCTTGCATTAACAACAGCGTTTGCTGCTAATTTATCTGCATCAACTGCATCGTCTGCAAGCATTCCAGTTTCTACAGCACCGCTTGCAATTGTAACGGCTCCAGTGTCGCTTGCTGTTGCATCTCCAGACATTGCTGAATAAACGTACTTTTTAACTCTTGTAAATGTTGATTTTCTTTCTGTGCCATTAGCACCGTCATCAACAATTAATAAATCAGCATCAGCTAAGTCTGCTCCGATATCTGTTGCGCCATCTATTTCTAACGCACCTATATCGACCTTTCCTGCTGTAGATATTGTATTTAATTTAGTGTCAGCAATGCTTCCTGCTAACATAGAATTTTCTACAGCAGTACTTGCAATTGTTACTGCGCCATTAGTGGCTATAGTAACGTCACCAGATACAGCAACATTATCCCATGAGTCAGATCCATCATAGACAAGTATATGACCACCTGAAGGACTTGAAATAGTAGTATCATTTAATTCAGCTATAGTGTCTTCAGTCGCAATCTGGCTATCAACATAAGCTTTAATTGATTGCTGTGTTGCTAGATGCGTTGCTGAATTTGATGACATATCATCTTCATCTTTGACAGCCGTACCACTAACGCCAGTATTTAAAACTGGTGATGTTAATGTTTTATTTGTTTCTGTAACAGTAAGATCTTTGTAGTAATCAGTTAAAACTGAAACATCTATTCTTTTTAATGCGCCAGCATCTGACAATATAAATTCATCTGTAGAAGCAAGGCCGCTAGTTAACGCTGTTTGGCCACTAATAATATTGTCGTTTAACATACCACTTTCAACTGCATCTGCTGCTATTGTTATAGCGCCAGTTGTTGCTATAGTCGCATCACCAGACATAGCTTTATTATCCCAGCTATCAGAACCATCATAAATAAGAATATGCCCACCTGATGGACTACTTATAGTTGTGTCATTTAATTCTGCAAGCGTATCAAAAGCTGCAACCTCAACAAGTACTGCCCAGTTTGATGTGTCGCTGGCAGTTAAATAAGACCCAGAACTTGTGTGCGCTGTTGTACATATATAAACATTTTTATATGTTGCTGCATCACTTGTTGAATTTTGAATTACAATATCTCTTAATACAAAAGCTGTGCTAGTTGCCCAGTTTCCTTTAAAGTTTCCAACCTCAGATGTGACAGACAAATTGCCAGAACTGTCAAAACCTAAAACTTTGCTGGCTCTGTCAGTTGCAGATGTTGCAAATTCTGTTGATGTAAGCGTGTTACCTTTTGTTATTTTTATTGATCGATCTACACCTTCCTGGATCTGCTGTGTAATAAATGTTAATCGGTCTAAAGCGTCCTCATGTGAAGCAGAAGGGAAAGGATCATTTTCTACATAATCGGTGCCTTGAGTTAAAGTTAAGTTTCTTCTAATAACAACTGTTTCGCCATTGGCTGGTCTATAATCAGTTGCTGAATAATGAGCATCTGAACTGGTCCCAGTATTGTATTTGAATAAAACATTACCGCCACTAGAATTGCCTGCATTTGTAACAACATAATGCGTGTCTAATGTTTTTGTTGTTTCAGCACCAGCGGCTGTTCGAACAATTACCTCTAAGTCACCATCAGCAAATATTTTAAATCCATAAGCAAATGAATGTGTACTACCATTGGCTGAGTAACTATTTTTTTGCGTTGTACTTGATATCGTCATTGTAATTGATCCTTTATCAATTTGTGTTGCGTGTATGCTTTCATAATGTCAGCGTATTTTGGATTTTGGATTAAACGCATAAAGGCTTCTTTATAAAATTTAGTTTCATGTCTTTTAATCATGTTAATCTGCTCATCTTTATCAAGACTCCTAAATTCAATTGAAAGTATTAAACTTTCTAAATGTTTTCGAAATAATTGCGGCGCAAAATATTTGTTTACTGGCAAAGTTATTTGATTTTTTGCAACTTCATTTAATTCACCTCTAAACGCTTTGGAAAGAGGTATACCAAACAAAGATTTTTTTTGAACACTTAATGGAACACCTAATTTAATAAGTTCTTTTTTCCACTCAGGCAATGCTTCACTTGTTGATACGCTAAAAGGCGTTAATGAGTTCCAAAGCGCATTGTAAGGGTTAGCGCTAAATGGGATTGCTCTTTGTCTTCTTTCACCCAATACATCATATTGGTATTGATAATCTGTGCCATGTTCCTGATACCATGGGTTACTTTTATTTTGTAATAACCATGTATTTACAAACGCATCTTTAAAAAATTTACCAGCGGAACTTTCTGTTTTAACAGTTCCAACTAAATGGTAAGGAACTTCATCTAATTCATTATCGCCGCCTTTTCTTTCTGCAAACATACTCTGTACATCTTCCAACGAGTAGTATTCTACTGGTGAGGAAACTGTTTTAGACGTTGGATCAATTAACTTATCAACATTTCTGACAACCGCGCTATAAGGCATAGGCGCTATTCCAATAACATTTGACATTGGTGACTGTAAGATTATTGATGGGTCTTCATATTCTAATGCAGCAAAGACAGAGGACATACCTTGCAAAAATGGCAACTGTTTAAAGTAATCAACCGTTGCTAATAAACTAGCGCCTAAAAAATCCTGCTGGTCTGCTGGATCTTCAAAGCGGCGCATCTTTTCCGCTGTATCCGCTGCAATACCAAAAAATGCACTTACTGGCTCTAGTCCTGCAAAACTAACATATTTTAATGCGCCATTCGGTATTCCAAATTTATCATATAAAGGCAACGGTGAACCATCTTCACCAACTGGCCAATCATCACCTCTAAATACAAAACTGTAAGGCTGCCAACCTTTAGGTAACTGGTTTCTAATATCTTGATCACTAGGCATTGCGCCAGTCATTCTACCAGTTTGAGCATAATGAAAAACAAGCGCCATTGTTGATGTGCCAAAAGCTAGTCTTGATCTGGCTCGCATTGCAGCTTGTGCGCCGTTTACTCCAAACAAATCATCTCTTATTGTTTGACTAACAAGACCCAATGGGTGACCTTGGGCAACCATTTTAATTGCGTTTGTTGGCGCTTTAGCAAATGGAATAAGTAATTTACCAATAAAGTTTTTTTGAACTGATCTTGTAACTTCACCAAGACCGCCATCAACTTCTTCTGTTAATGTTGCATATCTGGCTGCATGGTCCATTTCACTAGAAACTGATCTAGGGTCTAACAAAACCATCATTCCATCATCAATAGCCGTGTCCATATCATTGCCATTGTCTAAAGAAATTCTAGCTTTTTTATAAGCTTCTTCATACAATACACCTTTAGAAGCTATGACACGCCAAAAATCGTCAGCACCCATTAGGAACCTTCCTGGTTGCCTAATCATTCTGCCAAACCAATCAACGCCCCTACCTTGCCATCCTGAAACGCCCAGACTTTCTGAATCAATTGCTTTAAATTGAGATGCTTCAATTTTGTTTAATTGATCTGCTGGTGCTTCATCTTTCCAAGTTTTATAGGCTGTTACAAATGCATCTCTAATAGCCATTGTTTGACCTAATTGCCGCGCAAAAACATCTCCAAAGTAAATACTTTGAGGATCTCGTGCAAATGCCATCCCTTTAATTGCACCAGCGGAAGCGGATGTAAGATCAATAAGGTTGTTGTAAGCCATAAATAATGGCGTAGCAAAAAAGTTTTTTAAATGCGTTTTAGGCCATGCCAACATTCCATTAATATAAATTTCATGGAACACAGCTTTTGTTTTAGCATTCCATCCGCCAGCGGCATATTTATTAGCAGCAGCCTGACCACCTTCATTTAATGCTTTTAAATAACCTTTAGATAAATCTTTTGCTAATTTTCTACCACCAGTTTCATTTAATAAATCTTGTGCTGCACTGGCTATTTCTACATTTGTTCGAGCGCCAACTGGTATATTAAAAGCTTGTAATGCTCTGGCAATTTCTGTCTGTGCGCCTTTTGCGCGCATTTGTATGCCAGCATGAATAGACATCTGCTTGCGAAATTTTAACAGTATTTCAGTGCTGTCATTTCCTGCTTCAATTTCCCTTGCTATGGTTGCAAGTTTATCTGCTGACTTTTGTAAAAGAATTCTTAAAGCAGTCATGTCTTCAGCATTAAGAATGCTGCCTGATTTCATCTGTAAAATTTTCTTAGTGAAACCAAGTTCGTCTGCTAATTTTTGCTGTGCTACCTCTAATGTTTCTGTATTAGCTTTTACTCCACGCTTTGCAGCTTCAGTTGGGTCTTTAATTATTTCTGAAACAGCATTAATAACAGCTAATATATCTTCGCCGCTATCAAGCTTGTCAAAGTTAAAATCAATGCCTTCATCTGTGTTAACCAAAACACCACGGTTAACATACATATCAAATACATCAAGCGTGTCACCTTCATTAAAAAAGCCAGATGCTTTATTAGCATTTGCATTCTTTGCTTGTTGTTGAACAATTTCATCTGAGGACAAAGCAGATGTTGATAATGCTTCATCTAGTTCTAATGGATCAGCAGGCAGATTAGTTGCTATACTTGCATCACCGCCTGCCGCGTCAAATCTGGCAACGCCTTGGGGTGATAGTAAATTTTCTTTGTTAGCATCTTGAACCTGAGAATAACTTGTACCATCAGGCATTAGACGCTCTGTTGAAGGCATTGGAACCTCAGTTCCTGGGACAACGTCACCAGCAGCGTCTGTAGCTGTGTCAACAGCGCTTCCACTTTGCTTCAGCGTTCTTTTAAAAATTTCACTAAATAAATTAGCAACTTGCGTAAACTCTGGCGAGTGTGGTTGAGTGTCAGCAAATTGGTTGACGCCGCCTGCATCCAGTGCGTCTTGTGCTTGTTCTTTTGGTATCATTGAAAGCCTATAAAAAAAGGCGCTCCATGGCGCCTAACTATATATAGATACTACTCTAATTTCGGTTCTTTGGGAACCGTTTTATGCATCTATTTGTGAATTTGTTAAAACTGTGCCTTTCATTTCTGGCGTTAATATGACTGCACCAGCTATGCCTAATTTAGTAAGAATATCGATAACTTTGTCATCAAATACTACAAAAGTATCAGAAGGTTTCTTTTTTGAAGGGTGACTTAATTTTTTATATTTTAAAGCTTTAATACCATCTTTAGATAAATTTTGAGCAAATAATTTTGTTTCATTATAATTTATACTAGCAGGATTATTTGGCATTTTAGCTATTAAATCAGAAACTGGTTTACTTTCATCTACATTGTAGCGTTTATAATATTTTATAAGTGCATTTTGTATTTTTTCTGGCTGCTCATTTAATGGTATTTCTGCATTAATAACTTCATTGTCTGCAACTTTAAGATCTACTTTATAAACCTTACCATCCTTACCTTTAAAATTCATAGCCAATGCTTTGTCAGTATCAAAATACAGACCATAACCAAAAAATGTTTCACCAGTTCCAGTTCCTATTTCTTCAAAACTAAATTGATCAAAATCTTTACCAGAACCGTGGTAAGCTGTTATGCCTTTTAAATCAGTCTTTTTTTTTAAGCTGCTGGTGCCTTGTTCTTGGGGCGATTGATCGACCCTGCCAGATAGATCTCCTGCGCTGTCATTCCTGACTTCTCCGCCGCTATCTTGTTTCGTATTTGTTGTGCTAACTTGGTCTGATTGGCCGCCAGCGCTTGATCCAACCTTCTTTCCAAGGTACTCTTCGTAACTTGTTCCGCCATTTAACCACTCCATTCCTGGTCTATCTCTGTTTACAAATAAAGTAGTATCATAATATGTTGGATTTGCAAGATTTATCTCTGGAAAGTCATCTAACAAATCACTAACTACTTTGTTATGTTTTACTTCCATTGCTTTAATTCTTTCAGCAAGATTTGTTCCATCATACAATTCATCAAACTCTGGTATGTACTGGAACCTAACTCCAACCAATCCGCCTACTGGATCTGCTTCTCCAACTCTATTAATTGCACGGTCAGATTGTCTAGCATCAGATATAAATGTAAACCCATCAATATCATTTTCTCTAAGAATTGCAGTTATACGTTTTATAAATTCTGCTTTTTGTTTTTGTGTAAAATATATTTCATAACCAGGAAGAGCGTTTGGTGTGTCATCAGGAACAACTCTTGAAACAAAAGCTGAGTCCTGATCATATTCTCTTGCCATTTCAACTACTTTATTTGTTAAAGAGTCAGCATTAAAATTCTTGTTGCCAACAACTTCAATATTAAACGATAATTCATCTACGCCTTGATATTCTCCATAAGTGCTATTTATATTGTTTGCAATAACATTTGGATCATCTTTAACCGTATCTATAAGTTCTTGAGATTTATCTGCTTGTAATTGACCACTTGGAATAGCACCTTTTCTTTCTAAACTCAATCCGCCAACAGTTCTCTGTAATGATGCTTCTAATGTTTTTAATTCTTTTTCAGCAGCGGCTTTTACTGCATCACTTGTACCCTCAGTATTTAAAATAGTTCTTAATTCTTCAACTCTTTGCCATTCAGGGGTATTTATGTTTCCTGCAAGCTTTGCTTCATAGTCTACTGATCCGCCAGCTTCACTTGTCCATTTATTTTTGCCCCAAAGATCTTTTTCTAAAAACCAAATTACAGCTTGTAAATCATCTGCACCCAAATCGCCTAATGATGCGTCATAATTTTTAATAACACCGCTCTGATTAATAATGTCTTTTGCTTCACCAAAAACTTGCTGGCCAAAACCAAATTCAGCACCAATTTGTGGGTTTTCAAATGTGCTTTCAGTTAAATGAGTACCGCTTACGCCTTGCTCTGAAACAGTTGCAAGTCTAGGATATCCAGCAATCTTTCTAAGGTATCTTGCTGCCCATACATCAATAGTAGCTTCATTAGTGAAACCAATTAGGTTACCAGTAAAGTTAATTGTTTTAGGTGACTTTCCTTGTTTAATTTGTCTAAATACATCAAGTAATGCCATTGTTGCAGCAGGACTATTTGCTCCAAAAAATTGTCCTGATGCTTTTGTTATTAATTCAAATGGATTTTTTTTGTCTTTAGCAAGTTGATACAATGTTTTAGAACTTACATCTTCGCCAGCATCGATACGCTTTTGAAGCATTGCTATTTCTTCGTCAAATTCGCCTTTTGTAAAACGCCTTATTACCTCAATAGCATTGTTCCAATTTTGTCTAACATTTGTTTGCGCAGATGTTGCACCTAAAATATCTGCAAACAAATCACCCATGCCGCCAAATTCTGTTCTTAATTTGCTACGCATGACGCGATACCAATTAGCTTCTTTAAGAATAGCTATTGCGTCTTTGTCACCAGCCTGCGCTCGTTTGACCAATTCATTAACGTCACTAACCATTGTATTAACCATATTTTTTTTATGGGTTTTTTTGTTAGTGCGTTTGTTTTTTGGTATATGAAATTTCCAAGGTAATTTTTGCCAGTTAATTTCTATTTCGCCTTTTTTATTAATTTTAAAAGCTGGTTTACTACTTTTTGCAGCTAATGTAGGAATTACCCAACCTTCACCAGAAGGAAAATTATTTTTAATTTGTAATAATTTTTCTCTGGCAGCATTAAAAATATCTTTAGAAAATACGCCGTCATTAACTTTTTTTGCAGCTTCGGTAAGTAAGGCTTTTTCTTTTTGCAATAAGCGCGTAATAAGTTTTCCTATAGGAAATGGTGATGCTTCATCTGGTTGCATTGCAACGCCGCCTGCACCGCCAGCAACTATAGTTTTTCCCCAAGGTACTTTTCTAGCAGTTACTCCAAGTAATTTTATTAAACCTTCAGCCTTACCACCTATAATAGCGCCATCAACCGCAGATTTAAATCGCTTCACTACCGCAGGATCACTTTCATGTTTTTCAAAAGTTTTAACTATAGCATTGCCAAGTATTGATCTTTCTTCTTCACTTGCGCCATCTATATACTCAGTTAACATCACAGTAAGTGTTTCATCTTCAGGGTTAAAAGAAAAATAATCTGCAATACCGCCCCACATAAAACCGCGAACAATAGCATTGGTACTAGTTAAACCTTTTACAATATTAGCAGCAGGAAGAGCAGTTATTGCAAACTGTCCACCAATTTCACCAATCATGCCAAAAGTTTCATTGTTGTATTGGTAGTTATTCATTTCCTGATTAAGTGTTTTTACACCAGGAATATTGTTATTTGTAAAATTAGCAAACTGATCAACTAAATTATTAAACTCTTTACCAGTGTAGGGCGATAATCCTTTACTAGCAAAAAGAGTTTGCATTCTCGCTTGATATTCTGGATCGGTTGTATCTATACCAATAAAATTTGAAAAGGCGTTTATACCTTCTATTGGAAGGCCAGCAATTTCTCCCATCCCTCTTATAGCAAATTCAGAACCTAAACTAGCGCCTTTTGTAAGAGAAACTCCAAGATCGGCTGCTGCGCCAGCAGTGTCAGTTGCTACATTTTTTACAGCAGATAAAATTTTTCCACCAATATTTTGAGATTGCAATTCACCGTCACCGCTACCAACTGGCAACTGGTTATAAACTTCTATAGGACGAACAACACCATCAACTGGGATGTTCTCAGTATCGTCCACTGGCGGTGTTGCCATGTTTGCAAGGCTACCAATAATATACTTATTGTATTGTTCTGCTTCGTAATCGCTCATTTAACATCCTCAGCAGCAAATTCCAAAAGATTGTTATAATAACTCAATAACAATGCATCACTTTGCATTTTTTTAATTATTTCTGGTTTTTTAAAAAAATTTAATAAACTTTTATATCTATTGCCATCTTTCGGTTCAAAATCTGCGCCATTCATTATTGTTTGACCCATCATTTTAATAACTATTCTATCAAATTCGTTTTGAATAATTGCTTTTAATGGTTCTTGATTTTTTGTAATAATTTTTTCTGCTTTATCAATTATTTCTTCATAACTAGCATTTTTACCATCTGAACTAAGCCATCTATTAAAAGCTCCTATAGCTGAATGATATTGAGCGCTGGCAGCTTTAGACAAAGCATCAATGCCATCTTTATATTTTTCATATTTCATTGAAGAACTAATAATACTTTTTGCCGTAGTTTTGGCTTCAGTAATTTGTGCATCAAATTCTGTAACTGCTTCTTTTAAAAAATAATTTCTGTCAGCAATAGAAAGTTTATCTGCATAACTCATAACTAGATCAAGTGTTAATTCATTTTCTTGGTCTGCTCGATGAAGCATAGATAATGTAGAAAAATCTGATTCTAATGGTTTATCTTTTTCTTCTTCTTCCTCATACAATTTGAAATAATTATTTAAAGCGTTTAATTTTGTTATATCAAAATAATTTAAGGCTTTTAGCAATTTAACATTAGCATCAACGTTGGCTTTATGTAGAGGATCGTCATAGTCACCATTAAAGATAGATTTATATATAGCAAGTTTGTCTTTTTCTTTTCTAAGTTCGTCTGCTTTTATAGCGTCATCCTTTTGTTTGTCGATAGAATTAGCAAGCGTAATTAAACTTTTGGTGAGTGATAGTTTTTTGGTTTTATCTAGAATACCAAGTGCTTTCTGCATCACTACGTCTGGAATATTTCCTTCACTAAATGCCATAGCAACGCCAAACGCATCATCTGAATTTTGCATGAGTTTTTCCATTGTGCCAATGACAACATTTTCAAGACTTTTATCTATTCTTTCTAAATATTCTGTTGTGTTTATATCACCTTTTATAACAGCATCTTTTAAAATATTTTTTTCTTCGTTAAAAATATTATTATATGCTTGTAGTCTGTCATAATCTGTTAGTTTAAAATTTGTTACGACATTAATTGCATTGTCAGTTTGCTCTGATAATATGTTTTTATTTAATTCAACAATAAGCTTGTTATTTTCTTTCTTAAAATCGATAAGATATTTACTGGCCAGTTCTTGTGCTTTTAATGGAAAAGATGAAAGTGCCTTTTTATTAGATAATAATGAAGACCCAGAACCATCAGTAACTTTTCCAGAATTATATTTTTTTATAGTAGCTTTAATTTGCTTTTCAACCAATTCTTCAGCGGCTAATGGCTGTAAATAATTATTTTTATTTTTTTCTGTAATTTCATAAAGTTCCTGCTCTAAAGATAACGCAGCATTGTTAACTTGGGATTTAGCTTCTATATCAAGTTTTTTTATACCTAAATTAAATATTTCGCTTCCAATAGTAGCAATTGTGCCACCACTTGATGCAGCAGTGTTTGGGTTCATTCTTGCAGAAAGAAAACCGCTTCCGCCAGCAGTTGTTCTTTTAACTTGTGATGTATATGTTGGAACCTTCATATTATAAATACTCACTTGCTGTAGCGCCTTGGCCTAATAAAGTTCCAATGCCTTTCATTCTTATATTCTGTGCTTGGACTTTGCTTTCATACAATGCCAGTTCACCTCTTAAACGCTCATTAACACCCTTTTCGCGTATTTCACTTGCATCAGCTTCTGCATTGTATTTCATCTTTTGTATATCTTTTTCAGCTTCAATAGCGTTAGCCATTTGAACTTCGAGGGCGGTTCCACTTGTTGCCACAATACCGCTTTTCATAAATTGTTGTGCAGTAGCTTTATTTAAAACTCTAAACTGTTTTCTAAAATCAATGATATCTCTTTCATTCATTAATTTAACTAGTTTAGCTTTTTGCTGTGCAGCCTTTTCATTTCTTTTAGCAACACCATAATTATAATCGCCAGCTTGTCTGGCACCTTTGGCTGCTTGACTAGTTCCTACGGCTGTTGCCGCCATACCGCCTATTACTAATGCTGCTGATACTGGATCTGCCATATTATATTACCTTTGCAAAACGTATAAAATCTTTTTTATCTGGACTAAATTTTTTCATTACACCTTCTTCTTTCATGCCCATCAACTTTGCCCATCTTCGAGCATTTGACCATTCACCATTTACATGAGCCTGAACGCGGTGATAATTATTTTCGTCCATTATTTTTTTTAATCCCTGGCGTACTGCTTTGGACACAGTAATTGGATTTTTAAATATTCGATAGCTGGCTAAAAACCATGCTTCACCCAGGCCATCCCACACTGGATAAACACCAGCACACGCCACTAATTCATCATCAATAACGCCAGTAAAACTTGCGTTTTCATTACACATATCTTCAACAAACCGACTAACCTGAATAGGTGGCATATTGCGATTATCGTTTAAACCATCTTGAATAATAGCATTGGCATGGTCTGCCATAAAACCAATTAATTGCAATTACTTATCGTAAACTGTTAATGTTGGGAATATAGCTAATATCGTCATAGGTAATGGCTGATCCTGCAAAATAACAAAGGTAGCATCTTCATCATAACCGCCTTTAAATTCTATTATCTTATCACCACTAAACATTGATAATGCTGTGTCCATTGCTGATGATGATGTTCTAAATGGAACCGTATCAACATTAGTTGAACTAGTACCAACTTTTAATCCAACCGTTCTAAATAATCTTACAACAATATCGTTAATTCTTTTTATTTTACCTTGCGATGATCCTAAAGCAGACCCACCGTCAAACTTTAAAGTTTCTAAAGTGCTTGTAAAAGGCAGTCCTATTTGCGCTTTTGTTACAGCAAAGTCTAAAGTAATAGCGCCACTAGAAACTGTTTTATTGGGATGCGTTGCACCGTTGGCAAGTATGGCAACCGATTGTCCTTCTAAATGATCTAAACCAGAAATTGACGTAGCTGCTGATCCAGAATAAGTCAGGCCGCTATCGACAAAGAAAGCATCCTCTGCGCTGGTGCCAAAATCAAAATTTGATAAATACTCAACATATCTTTTTGTTGCGCCGCCTATTGTCCTTTTAACAATAACCCAAACCTGATCTTCATTTAAGTCACCAGGAATCGTTGCAACACTTTCAACAACCGCATTGCCGCTGCCAAATACACCACCAATAATATGACGATGCCATGCAACAACTTGTTCTTCCCTGCGGTATGTCATACATACTAATTCACCATCAGAACGCACTGCCCAGACATTGGAATCTGGCTCTTGCTGGTAGGCCATTTCAGACAAACCACCTTCTGATATATGCTCTGCCAAAATGGTCATGTCAGGCGCTGTATAACTTGCTACATCATTATTATAGACAAACTCTCTTAATTTTCTTTTTGCTCTTTGCAGGAACAATGTAGAATTACCAATTTGCAAAGGCTGGGTAGTTGAAGACCCATAAGTTGTTGTTTGCTTAATCTGTGTATCTGTTGGCGTTAATGGGTTATCTCGCCCTGACGCTCTAACCACAAATTCACCACCACTTGTTCCAACCAGCAACTGGTTTGATGATGAAAGATAACGAATAACATTAACTTGATTAGAACCAATCGTATACGTTAACGCGCTTGTTGAATCTGTTCCAAGTCTAAAATTTTCATAATCACCAGATGCTGAAAACCACAATGTCTGCGGCTCTGTCGCTGTACCCCCAAACACCAATCTCTGTTCATAAAAAGCAACCGTCCTTGGGTACCCAGTTGTACCTGACCATGCCCCTAAAGACCAATTAGTCCATTCGTTATTTGATTTTCTAAAACCAAAAATACTTCTGTTACTGCCAGCAGCTTCATCAACTAAATCAAATGCTGGTGCAATAGTTAGTACTGTATCTGTTGCATCAACAACATGAAATTTATTATCGCCAGTTTTGTTATTTCCAGAATTTGAAAAAGAACTAGTGCCAATAAAACTACCAGATCTAAAACCTTTGTTTAAAAATTCACCAGCAGTATCTTGAAATCTGTCGTTATGTTCTAAACCAGTACTGCTTGGATCACCTTCATGCGCGCTTATAGTGCTTGCAGTATAACCTGGAACTAGTAAATCATCACCAGCAAAATCTTCGTTGTTAGGTTGCACTGTTGCATCAACGTTTTGTGTATTTGTATATGCAGTTATTTTTAAATATCCATCGTGGCCATATTGTCTAAAACGTATTAATCGGCCAACATCAGTTGATGCAAATATAGGTGCTGAAGCTATGACTGTAGTATTGCCTTCAACATTACCAGTTCTAATTGTGGTTGTTGTTGTATTTTCAGCTAAAAAAGAACCAAAATAAAAATCAACAACTGTTAATGTCCAAGCTGTGTGACTTGTCCTTGTCAGCTTTCTTGGCGCATGGTCTGGATGCACAATGTACATAAGATCTGCTGTTTGCGCAAAGACAAGATCAGGCAAATCTGCTGTTAAATAAGGTGTAGCTACTTCAACTGCGCTTCCACCTGAAACAATGTTTCCACCATCTTTATAAAATCGAATATATTCATTTCCAAATTCAATAATATACGCCTGATCAACATTAAACTGAAAAGGTATTAGCCTTGTTTGGTTGGCACTTGTTTTAACCTCTTTGACAAACTTTGTTCCTGGTCTTCTGGTAACACCACCATGCGGCTGGACCAAAAAGTTCTCTAATGTTTTAGCGCCATTCTGATACCGTCCAAGATCGGTTCTACCATGCAATCTGGGCGTTAATTCACCAGCGGTAAAATTTTGTTTTGCACCAGTAACTTTAGGCATTTAAAATCTCGATGCAATAAATAGATCGCCTTCCTGATACGTTTTATCAGTTAGGTTTGTAATATTGTCTGGTGTGCCTTCTGTTGCATCAACAAAGCGCGCTTCCCTAATTTTACTATCATACATCGCTTCCATTTGCTGCATTAAACTAGTGCTATTAACCAATGCAAAACTTATGTCAGCAGCTAACCGCGCAGATAAAGTTTCAATTAGTAGCTTTGTATCAACAATACGCGCAACATATTTTAATTTAACAGTGCTTTCATTTGCAAGCAGTTTCCTGCCTTCAATTGTATGCACGGTATCATTGTCCTGCAAACTTAAAACACGCAAACAATATGGATCTGTAGGGAGTGTATATTGATAAGAAAAATCAAATTCTGGGGTGGCGGAATCAGGCGTTAAAGTAACACGCTTTATTAAACTGTTCCAGGGATGGGAGCGGAAAACAGCATCTCTGATAAATGTATATCTCTGATTACAAATTCTTGCTGTCTTGCTATCTTCTGTCAAAGCAGAAATATTACTTGCGCCAATCATGTTGAGCGCAGAATTACAAATATCTACATCTGATGCCATAATTAAAACCTTAATTATTTTGAAATTAAATTAAAAAAGGAAGAGGTCATGCACTAACCTCTTCCTTGGGGTTATTTAGTCAATAACGTAATACATTACTAACTCAACTGTTCCAGTGCCTGCTGCACCGCCCATAACAACGGTAACTGGTATACCGTCCTCATTTGCGTCAACAACACTGTTTCTACCTAATGCTGAAGTTGCTGCAATATCTACAGTGGTGACACTAGTAGAAGCTGCGGCAGCTTTGTATTCGTCAACATCAAGCGCAACGGTTGTACCAGAACTATTTGTATAAGCCGCATGGCCTACTGAAAGAGTTGTGGAACTACCCATTGCATCGTGAACGAGTTCGCCTTTAAGGATCCTTGCACCATTTGGCAAGTTAAACATCTCAATAACATCACCAGAAGCTAAACTAGAAGCTTCATAAGAGCCGTATGCAACTCTTATTCTACCGCCCAATTCATTTGCTTTAATGAATTCTTTTGGAGTGTTTTGATCCCACTTAGTTTTTTGTGCAGAATAAACTGTAGCCATAATCTAATCTCCTATTCTGAACATGCTATTTCTACTACTTTCGCTTCTTCCATTCGCGTAGCGCCAACAGACTGACAGTAGTAGACTTGGGTTGAATATGATTTGTCGGATCGCTCAGAAATTTTAGCCATTGGCTCTTTACCAACTGCTAATTTCATCCCATCTTGCGCCCAAGCAAAAACTCTTCGGTCACTGTTTGTGTCCACTGGCAATCTATTTGATACGATGAATTTAAATCCAACGAAATCGCTAATGATTCCCTGAGAAAGAGCGCGAACCGTATTATAGTCTGCGCTAGTTACAGTGGTGTTATTCAACAAATCAGAAATCTGTTTTGGTGAACAAACAATGTACCTTGGAATTGATGGATCAACTGAGCCAGCATCTAGGATTTGCTTTGCATTTACCAATTTTGCAATTGTTAAACCAGCAGAACCATGTGCTATTTGATTGGCAGATAGAAAAGATGTTGATGTAGATCCATCTTTACCAGTTTTAGCTGTACCATAAAGCGCAGCAATGATGACATCGTCCATTGCTCTGCCCATAGCAGCAGCAGCCGCTCTAGCATAAGTTGATGTTGGGTCTATTAATAACCTCACTCTGTCAGCCGAATCAATCAGATCCGCGTATTCATAATCTGATAATGTGACCTGACGCCTTGAATGGGGGGTATCAATAATGGGCGTATCGGAATGCCTGCTAGTTCTAAGAACAGCAGCAGCCGATCCAACCTGATCGAAAAATGCTTTCTCGCCATTGACGGTTTCTGTATCTACTGCTGATCGCAATAGAGATCCCATCTGCTGAGATAACATTTGTACATTCGCCGAAAATTGATTGACGAACGCTGTGGTTACCTGAGTACTAATTTTAAATTCTCCTATACTCTAGTTAAAGTTTTGTCAAAATTTTCGTAAACTTATCCTTTAAAAGGGGTATACTGCTGGTTGCGCCAGCTAAACGGCCTTTCGATTGGCATTCGCTGTAGGGGATTTTTTTTCCTTATCTACAGATTTTTCAACTACCCAATCTAGGTAGGTTTTTGCAAGTTCTACTGGATCTTTAATATTTTGTATTGATCCATAACTTACAGCTAGTTTAAGACATTCAAGTCTTAATTCCTTATTCTCCATTGAGCAATCCTCTGAGCCTTAATACTTCTTGAACATCAAATTCATGTGATGGATGGTTTTTATCCCAATATGGCATATTCGGTGCAGTCAATTTTGCGATATTTTGATTTACATCATTATCGCTTAATCCTGGTTCACTTTCCCTGCCACTAAAATTATCTTCTCCAATTTTCTCATGCATAAAATGACCAATGTCAGCAAACAATTTAATAAGCGTTTCATTGTCACCTAATCTGGAACCGCCGCCTAAATCCAATTCTGCCAGTTCTTTGCTGCCAAATTGTTCCAACACCTCATTAGCTTGCGCCATTCTTCGGTCATATTTATCGCCCCAATCTTTTTTAAGACTAGTTTCTACAGCTACTTGTTTCTGTTGTAGATCTTCCTCTGGAGCATTTTGACCTTCAGCCGCCCATGCATTGTAACTATTTAATAGTTTCTGTGCCTGATTTGTATTTAATCCTGCATCAAACGCCATCTTTTTAAAGCGCTCAACATTTTCATCAACAGCACCTTCACCGCCATCTAAAGTATATCCTGAAGCTTCGTCTGGTCTTCCAAGCTTTGAATAAACCTGGCTCCAATCATCTTCATTTGCCCAATTGCCTGGTATTGCAACTTTATCTGCACCTACCATTTTCTGAGCGTTGACCAAAGACTTGGCCATTGAATTAATATCTTTATATGTTGCTAAACTTGCGTGATCTTTTAAATCATCACTTAAATGCTGCCTAAAATCAAATTCTTGACTTTCTGCTACAGACGGTGCTTGTCCTGCTGGTTCTTCTGCTGGGGCATCCGCTACCTGATCTTCAGCCATGTAGTTACTCCTCTTGTTGTGTTAAATCTTTCTTGGTTATCATTCCCTGAATAAACAGCAATACAGAACGCTGCCCTTCCTTGAAAATTGTTTCATTGCTATCTGGAACAAAAGTTGTGCTATTCATGCCAAACCTTTTTCCCATGTCTTCTAAAATTATTTCGCCTTCTTTACTGCCAAACAATTCTTTGTAATTAATTTTTAATTGTTCAGGTGTCATTATCCACCTTGCCCAATCAACGCCGCCATACCTTCTTGCGTTTCTGGACTTGCCTGATCAATTGCATTTAATGCTGGTGCAGCATTGCCAGCAGCTTCAGCGGTCATCATAGCTTGCTGCATTTCTGCTTGCTGTGCTTCCTGCGCTTTTCTTTGTTCGCGTAATTGTGCTACTTCCTGCTCACCGCGTACAACGGTTGCAGGGATATTGGTAACTTTAATAATATGTTCTGCCAGACCGTCAACATCAATGTAATCAACAACACCAGGATTAATTTGCATAAGCGGTGCAAGAAACTGAAACAACTGCATTGCTGACTGAACATCACCTGAACGCTGTGCTTTTGCCAATGGTGATACATATTCAATATCAATCTCACCGTTACCCATAAATTCTGGTGCAGGCGCAAACATTTTCTTTCTTGCCAGTAGGTTAAAAGTTCTATTAACCAAAGGATGAAGTAATTCTGCCTGCAATCTTCCCAGCGCTGGCGCTAGCAATCTCATTTTTTCTTCAGTTCTTTGTATAACTTCTGTTGCGGTCATGCCTGGGGCATTGCCTAAAATCAACTGATCAACATAAAACGCTGCGCGGATGGCTTGTCTTCGCTGT